GCAATAAACTCTTCCTATGCCGCTGTCTACTGGCCTTGGGTCAAGACTTTCAGCCAGTTTGACGGTGCTGATAGATGGTATGACCCCTCTATCTTTGCTGTAAGACAAATGGCTTACACCGATGAGGTCGCTGATCCATGGTTTGCTCCTGCTGGGTTTGTCCGTGGTCGCTTAACCAAGCCAACTGATGTAGAGGTTAGACTTAATCAAGGTGATCGTGATGCTATGTACTCTGGTGGAAATGTGGTTAACCCTATCGTTAACTTCCCACAGCAGGGTATTACCATCTTCGGTCAGCGCACCACTCAGCGTGCTCCCACAGCCCTAGACAGAGTAAATGTTAGAAGGATGATGATTGTTATTCGTAAGATCCTACTAGCATCCACAAGACAGTTCGCCTTTGAGCCAAACGACAATGTAACTTGGGAGAAGGTAACCAATGTTGTCGAGCCTCTTGTTGACGATATTCGCAGAAGAAGAGGTATCACTGAGTTCAAGGTGATCTGTGACGAAACTACTAACACACCAGTCCGCGTTGATCGTAACGAACTCTGGTGCAAAGTTCTCATTAAGCCTACCAAGGCTGCTGAGATCATCGTGTTTGAGTTGAACCTAACCAACCAATCCGCAAACATAACCTGATAAGCCATGCCATTTCGCAGTTCTTACTACGCTAATAATTTAAATCGTGACCTCAATGATAATGAGGGACTCCCTGTTATCTCACAGGATCTTGATGCCGTGCGCGTCTATCAGTGGGAGATTACTTTCTTCCCTCCCACTGGTATCGAGACTCCTTCTACCTTCTCAAAGCCACTTACATTAGCAGCTAAGAGAGTTGGTGGATTCGGTTACACCATTCAAGACATCGAGGTCAACAGAGTAAACGATAAGGTTTACTACCCTGGCCGTGTACAGCATGATGAGCTTGAGGTACAGTTTGATAACCTTCTTAACTCAAAGACAGGTTTCCAACTCTACAAGTACATGACATCTGTATGGGACCCTGAGACTGGTGAGTATGCTACCTCATTCCAGGCTAACCCTGGTAAATTCAAGTCCAAGGTAGAGATCATTGAACTTAATGGTCGCAACGAAGTACAGCAAGTGATCAAGCTCAAAGGTGTTTACCCCAAGCAGATCACCAAGGCTGAGAAGGTCTACGCTCAGAATGATATGGACACTATCACCATGAAGTTCCGTTGGGATTACATGGTAATCGAGGGTAACCCAACAGCCTGATACATAAAAGTCAAATTTCATAGCCCAGTCCAATCCGAAGTTGGGCTGGGTTATTGTATAATATACTATGAAGTTACACGAAGCTAAATATTCTCACCTAGTTCAGAGTGTTAGTCGAGCAGACGGCGCAGAGATATCTGTTGAGGCCAGACCTGAAGGAAGTGAGACGGTTTACATAGCTAAAGGTGGACCTTTTAAAGGGTGGAACGGCGTTAAGCTTGGCCCAGGAGGGCAGCTAACACCTGAGCAAGCAGAAGCTGTGGATCGTTGGTTTGAAGAGGCAGGGACCGAAAGGGGAGAAGATGGTGAAGTAATATCCCAAAGGGAGTTAACTCCTGAAGAGCAAATGATTCAGGAGGGTATTCAAGTTGCGGACGAGCTTTACCCCGGCCTCGGAGGATCTTTGATGAACATCTATTCTTGGATTAAAACTTTACCTGATTCCGAGGCGCAGATGTTACAACCAAAACATATCTTTTCATTACGAAAAGGTGACGGTTCCGTTCTTTGGAGAGCTATGCACCTACAAAGTGGAAGAAGACCTATAATCTCTGAGTTAGATGCTCAAAACATGACCATTGTTGAGGCAGTCCATACTGATTACAACGACCATGCCAAAGCTTTAACTTCATTATTTACCATACTTAAAACAGGTAACGGTATTGGGGGAGTGGATTCAGGAGTTCAAATAGCTGCGCTAAGAGCAGTTAGTGAGCTTGTATACTACAGAGAAAAGAAAGTTATTGAGCCCATAGATAAAAGAAGAAGATCCAAGTCTAAATCTATACTAACCACAGGTCAATGGTTCTTTAGAAGTTCTATTGACGGTAATCTTAGAGGAGTATCGTTAAACTTACCACCAAGAAACCCTTTGCAGTTATTGCTGGAAAAGTCCGTCAATCGTATTGATAAGGTTCGACAATCGTTGAGGGAAGAAGGTATTATTGGAGAAGATGAATACAATATAGATAGCGTAGGGTTTGATGGACTCTCTATAGGAGGAGGCAACCTATCGGAGGCGATTAAAAACCTATCCGAGGAAGGTGAAGTAAGTTTGTTCAATCTAATGTCTGAAGACCCTGATTTAAAAGCTCAAGGGGCAGCAGATATGAAAAAGCTAATCACAAAATATAGAGATGTTCTCCGTGATGCTATGGAATTGAACCAAGGTGCTTTAGATAGATACGCTGATGAGGCTTTAGATATGGCTGCATTCTTAGGCGGGGATGACCCTGGAATAGCTAAAGAATTCCTCCAGTCATTACTAGAAAGACGCTCTGAGTTTATGAGAATGATGAAACCAGACTCTGTAATAAGAGTTGGTGCAGGAGATGTGGGTGTAGGGTTTAAACCTGACTGCTTGTACATATATAACGAAAAACCTTCACATATACCTGAGGAATACTTACTCAAACAGAAGGATGGTAAATGGGCTGTAGGCGTTTCTCTTAAAACATATACTGGTAGGCACGGAACGGATACTAAGCTGGGGGGAACCCATAGCATAGGAACCCTTACCTCACGACTGGTAAAGCCTCCTTCTCAATGGGACAGTCACACTAAAGGCGTTGTAAGCCAACTAGGTTTTAATTCTCAAGATGTAAGAGACATACGCCAAGAGGCCGAGGAGGTTGGTAAAATAAACAGCTTTGCTCGAAGCATTGCTACTGGGGAAGCCTTAAAAATAAAAGGTCTAACAGGCGCTCAAGCGAGGGGTGTAGTTACTGATCAATTACTTCGTACAATGGATCATTTAGGAATAGATATGCCTAAAGGTTTTGGTAGAGAAGAAATAGAAAATTTGTGTAAGGGTGCAGGCTTATCTGGGGGTGGGAAGGTGTCACAAGTAAATCTTTCAAGGTTAAGTGTTCACTTGGAGAAAGAATTAAACATGCGAAGGATAAGAGAAGTTGCTGATGAAAACGGAAACCTAGATGTGAACAACCCTAGAGTAAAGCATTGGCTATTTGCAACAGGATCAGGTGGGTTGGACACTCAATGGGGAGCAGATGTCATGAATTCAACTGTTCTTATGCAACAACGAGACTCATTCCACAGCAACCAAGACGGCAAGATTCGTAAAGCTATAAGCGATGCTAGGGAAGGAAAGCACCCAGTAACATTTACAGCAGGTGGTAGAATTAAAGTAGGTCCATGCATCTACCTTAATCTAAACAACGAAAGTAATAGAGTATCTATGGCAACTATGACCTCTAGTAAAGAGGGTTGTCGATAAAATAGCTGTCTTGCATATTTAGATAATCTTCAAGGTACAGCATAATATACTCTATATTACTATTCTTATTCTTTATTACTGTGTAAGTACTTATTGCTTGTGTAAGCTCTTTACTAACCTTAATTATTACTATTTTAGGTCGTCTGTCCTGAGCCATCAAAATAAATCCTGGCTTTTTTGCCCCAGCACAGTCCCGTTCTAAGGTAGTGATCCATTCCCAGATTTTACTATCATGGTCTAGTAGGGAATGTGGGCCTAAGGTGTTATATCCCTTCTTGCATTCTACTATGAACTTGAAATTCTTAGGAGTGATAAGATCGCCGTGCAGCTTAAGATGGTCAGGGAGAGAATGGGTAGTTGCAAAAGCGCCTGATCCGGGCGAGCGTGAAAACTCGGTTGTCGAGAATCTTTTGTTTAAAAGTTTACATATCTGGTTTTCAAAAGCATTACCCTTAGCTCTACTATTCTTCCTCTTCTTAGGTTTTAATTCATTTAGTAATTTTTCTTGATTTTTTGTAAGGGTGTCCTTCATTATGTTCTATAATACTCCATATGGAGACAAAAGAGTATTTATCTGAGTCTATTTCTATTCACAAGGTCCGCGTTCGTAAAAAGGAGAATGGACGCATGAAACTACATATTAACTTAACTAAAGAAGAAGGTGAGGCATTCACCAACTTTATGAATGCTGTAAATGTGCAAAACCTGTCTGAGCAGGAGTTCACGAAAGCAGCATTTGTAATCGGTCTACAGGCCATGGAGCAAAGTGTTATTGCAGAGATGCAAAAGCGTGTTGCGGCTGAACAGGAGAAGGCTCAACAAGAGTCTGCTGAAGAAAATGTAGAATTTGTCGAAGATGAGGCTTCTAGAGAAGAGGAATCGGCTGATGAAAATTCAGAAACTCAAGACTGAGAATTCAGTAAATAGAGCATTACGACATTTTAGAAAAGATAAGTCAAAGACTTATATCTTGTTCACATCACCCTGGGATAAAGGATCCTCTGCTGTAAAAGACTACATCAAGGATCTCGGCAGCCAAGAAACGGTGTATGAAGTGTCTTACTTTGATGTACCTGAGTCGTACCTAAACTTCAAGGTGCAGCCAGGAACCCTAGTGAGACTACAGAACGACTCCGTAGTAATTTACCCAGGGATTAGTGCGGTAAAGATCGAACTAAACTGACTAGTTACGCTGAGAAGATTTAAGATCCTCATAGTTCTTAATCTTCTCAGCGTACTTTTTATGTTTAGTGTATATTAGCTTCAAATTATTTAATATAACAGTTGTAAAGAAGTTGAAGGCACTTCCATTCTCAGGGTTAAAGTTTTTCAGAACCTTTATTATTAGTAAAAAACATTCCTGAACTGCATCTTCTTTGTCAACATCAAATCCAAACGCGCCCATCACATTTTCAATAAGAAGGTTAAACATTCCGAATAGCTCTTCGGATACGGATTCGTCTCCCTCTAGGTAAAGGCGAATGCATACTTCAAATCTATCATTGTCAATATAATTTTTGCTTGCCACATCCTATTATAGCCGATATGACGATTTACGATATTTTTGACGAGGTTCCCCCTCATCCGTTCTGTAAAGGCTGTTCACAGCTTAAGTGCAGAAAGCCTGCTTACGCTATAACGGACTACACAGACCTATCTGAGGCAGAGATACTAATCCTATCTGATTCTATGACAGCCAGGATGGGTAGGTATGTCCCTTTTACTAAAGATGCTATGGACTTAATTGAGCAGGTCCTTATTAGCTCTGGAGCGAGGTGCAGGGTAGAGATTTCAGCAGCAGTAAAATGTCCTACAGTAAAAGACTCTGACATGAAAACTGCTGATCGTCATGCGTGCGAACAGCATCTTAGAGAGACTATCAACAAGGTTAAGCCTAAGCTAGTTATCACCTGTGGTAACCTTGCTATGAAGATGGTCATTCGCAAATCAGGTATTACTAATAAGCGTGGGACCGCATTTAATATGAAAACAGAGGAGGGCCATGAGTACACGGCAGTACCTACATGGCACCCATACTCTGTTTTAAGTGAACCTAAACTACAGGAACAGTTTGTACAGGATATTCAATTAGCTATTGACAAGGTAATACTTGGAAAGAAGGCTAAGACTATCCCTGTCGAACTGATTATGTGCGAGGATGATTTCGATCATCTAGAGTGGTTGGTTTACACTGACGAGGACATCGCGGTCGATACTGAAACCACAGGCTTAAATTTTCTACAAGATAAGCTCAACACTATTGCGTTCTCTGTACGGGACAAGAACTATGCTGTTCCTCTGTTCCACAAGGACGCACCTTGGGATGATCATGATCAGGTCTTGAAGCTCGTAAAGTCTATACTAGAGAACCCAAAGAATCGCAAGGTGTTTCACAACGCCAAGTTCGATCTGAAATTCCTACACAATGTTGGAATCTACCCAACGAATGTCTATGATACTAAGCTGATGGCTCACCTCTTCGACGAGGAGCATCCAAAGAGTTTGAAGGAGCTTGTCAAAAGATTCTTCGCAGACGAGATAGATGAACTGTAATGCTAACTGTAGGTGATAATAAGAAGTTTGATTGGGCCAACATCCCATTACGCGATTGCCTTTTAGGCAACGCTATGGACACTCACTTCACATTGAAGCTCTTTCATCTATTAGAGGAGAAGCTAATAGAACAGGGCTGCTGGAATGTAATGGAGAAGCTACTGTCTCCGGTGCTACCTGTGTTCTCAAAGATGGAGTATGACGGTCTAGATGTAGCTACAGAAGAACTGGATATCGTAGGTAAGTCTCTTGATAAACAACAGATGATTGCAGAGGACGACTTGCTTACGCATAAAAGTGTTTTCAAGGGAGCTAATGTACAATCAACGGCTGATCTCCGTAAGATACTGTTTACGGACGAGGAAGGGTTTGCATTATACCCCCCTAAGAAGACAGCTAAAGGAGTACCTAGCACGGATAAAGCCACTTTAGACGAGCTTCTTGAGTTTATAAACGACGAATTGGCCGAAAGACAGAAAAAGTCTAAGAAGAAACGATAGAGACTACTATACAGACATGTCACCCAGATTCCGCAAACAAGACCAAGACAAGATGGTCGCTCGAAGTGTATTGCAGGAGAAATCTACTGAGGATTTGCGCGAGGCGAAGCAATGGATTGAATCTCTTCTAGCTTATCGAGCTTCATCTAAGTTATACAAGACATATATTACAGGTATAACTAAAGCAACTGACTATAATAATACTAATAAGGTGTTCTGCTCATATAACCTAGACGGGACAGCTACTGGAAGACTTTCGTGCGGAGCTTATTCAGCAGAGAAGCCTATGGGTGTTTCTTTTCACACTCTACCACGGGACACCAACAATAATATTAGGAATATATTTGTAGCAAACAAGGGTGAAGGTTTTGTCACCATTGATTATGCTGGAATGGAATTGAGGGTTCTTGCCCATGTTGCCGATGATAAAGTAATGCAAAAGGCGTTTAACGAAGGAGCAGACTTACACAGTTATTCCGCCTCGCTTCTTTTCAACAAGCCACAGGAGAGCATATCAAAAGAGGAGCGTCAAATTGCAAAGGCCACTTCATTCCTCATTGTCTATGGAGGCACGGCCTTCACCCTATCTAACAACAATAGGATTCCAATAGACAGGGCGGAACATATTATCAACACTTACATGGAGGTCTTCCCTGGAATTGGTTCTTACATTGACGAGACATATTCTAAGATTAGGCAGGATGGCGAGATCACCTCTATGTTTGGAAGAAAGAGAAGACTCTCTAATGTCTTCTCAGAGGATCCTAAGCTACAGAAGCGAGCTATGCGGCAAGGATTGAATTTTACTATTCAGTCGGCTGCTTCGGATATAATTCTCTGTGCTATAAAAGGTTTAGGAGATAGATTGCCTTCTACAGGGGCTAGAATAGTCTCAACAGTACATGACTCATTGGAGATAGTATGTCCTCAAGACTCTATTGAATCTTGCCTAGAGATATGTTACGATGAAATGGTAAATACCCCTACCTTAAAGGAATGTTTTGGAATATACCCAGATGTTCCGTTAAAGATTGACGCAGAGGTCGGCACTTCTTTTGGGGATGGTCAGGAAGTTCACTTTACAGATGATGGTAAGGTGACTAATATTGATAGTCTTATAAATTACATTAAGAGTAAAGGTCTATGAAAATACCCGTTTTAGGAAATCAAGGTTTTGTTAGATATGTAGATCATATGGGTTCCGACCTTACTGTGGTTAACGCAGCAAGAGTATCATTCAAAAAGTCTAAGTCAGAACTCGACCAGAAGGACAAGAACCTGATTAGCTATCTTGCAAAGCATAAGCATTGGACTCCTTTCGCTCACCCTCAAATAACTCTACACATAAAAGCCCCTATATTTATAGCTCGACAAATGTTTAAGCATAAGGTAGGTGCTACAGAGAACGAGGTTTCTAGAAGATATGTCTCAGAAGACCCTCAGTTCTATGTCCCAGAGATATGGAGACAAAAACCAGAAGGCAGCGTCAAACAGGGTTCTATTAATAAAAATGTCAACAATCATGAGCAAGTTAAAGAACTTTATAAAAAGGCCATACAGATTTGCAACAGCGCATACGAATACTCTATAATAAATGGAGTAGCGCCAGAATTGGCAAGGGCTGTTCTTCCACAGAGCATGTTCACGGAATGGTATTGGACTGTTTCTCTGGCGACTGCTGCAAGAATATTTAATCAAAGGGTTGAAGAAACCGCTCAGTTAGAATCCCAAGAGTACGCTTGGGCTATAGACTCAGTTGT